ACCATTGCTATTACTGCACGCGACAAAGCGTGGCAGGTATACAATGAATCAGAAACACAAGCCAACATTCGAGGCACAGCATTTGGTGCATGGCAGGCAGTGGTAGAATACGCTGACCATCATGCATCGGGTGGCTCCGAACGGCTCGCCGTTGCCACCCTCAGTGGACGCAATGACAATATCAAGAACAAAGCACTAAGTCTAGTATTGGCATAGTGAACCAGCGTAAGGTCCCGCGTGAAGACCGAGATGCAGGTAGTTTATGCCACGCATTAACTTATATGATTCCTTTATCATATAGGGGACACCTCACTGGGTTGCTCCGCCAGTGGCGAACACGGAGCACACACAAACAACGAGAGGGAAACATGAACACAATCCAAGTTACAACAGAAGATGGTACTATTAACTATACCGAAGCAGAAGTTCTGCATTTCAAGAAGAGAGCGCAGGAAGTAGATGCAATCCAACAAGTCAACGACCAACAGCGCAAAGAAATCCGTGACATACGTAATGCAGTACGTGACTTCTTCGGTGAAGGTGAATGGAGTGACGGTGAGCAAACAGTCAACAAGCCTGAAGTCAATGACCTACTCGAACGCATCGGCACAAGCAAACTCACAAGCAAGTATCGTGGAACATTTACAGTCACTGGTACATTTGAAATAGATGCAGAAGAAGAAGATGAAGTCGAGTCAACTATCTCAGATAACCTTTCAGTCGAATGTTATGCTGCAGATATATACGTAGATAACATTGAGATTCTTGACATCGAAGAAGATAACTAATGTCATCAGCCTACGTTCCGTATAACGGTACTGCTGGCTGGTCAGGTACGGATACATCTCAGCAGAGAGCGCTAGATAATATCCACTCAGGACGGGAAGAAAACAACCAGCAATTAACGTTACGTATATTAAAACAAGCAGGTGAACTGGGGCTAACCTGGAAAGAGTTAGCCACAGAAACAGGCTGGCATCACGGTACTACTAGTGGCATCCTGTCAGTGTTGCACCAGTCGGGTGCAATCATACGATTATATAGCGTACGTAATAGATGTAAAATTTATGTGCATCAGAATTACAAAGACGCTTATAACAGATACGAAACATACAAACGCAAAGAAAAACTTTGTCCGCATTGCGGCAATGACATCAACGCATAACCGTTCTATGCTATGATGGGACAACCAGTAGGGCGGTAGGTTTTTGGCTCTCTCCTTGTCCTACCCCCACTGGTATCTTAATCTAAGGAGAACAATGGCAGAAGTAGAAGTACCTAGAGATAGATACGGCAGACCAATGATTGTGCCACCGAAGGGTGGCAAGCCAGTTGCATATACAAGAACAACAACAGTTGCAGGTTCATTAGATGATGGCACTGCATTAGTTGCATGGAAGTTACGTATGGCAGCAACTGGATTAACACTACGCTCTGACTTATTACTTGCTGCATCTGCAGCACGTGAAGATAAGTTAGAGATGGACAAGTTAGTTGAAGACGCAATGGAAGCAGCAGGTGCTACTAAGCAGGCTACTATTGGTACAGCAATCCATTCACTAACAGAGAAGTTGGATAGAGGTCAAGACCTCGGACCAATACCAGATGATTATGTTGCTGACATACAAGCGTATGCAGAAGCAACTAAAAACTTTACTAACATTCACATCGAACAGTTCTGTGTGCTAGATAAGTACAAGATTGCTGGCACACCAGACCGTATTGTCGAATACAAAGGTGAGAAGTTTATCTCTGACCTTAAGACAGGCAGCATTAGTTACCCAAACAAAATCGCTATGCAGTTAGCAGTCTATGCACACGGCTTGCCGTATGACCCTGCTACGGCAACCCGTGGTTCGTGGGGTGACATCAACACAGAAAAGGGAATCATCGTTCATCTACCAGCAGGTAGTGGACAATGCACTCTTCACTTTGTAGACTTAGTTCATGGTTGGAAAGGTATTGACCTAGCCATGAAAGTAAGAAAGCACCGCGAAAAGAAAAACATATCAACACCAATACAAGGAGAATAATGTCTCACACAGAAGCACCTATCAGCATCAACCTTAAGACACCAGCAGGTACACAGTTAACACTACGTGCTAATACACCTGATGAATTCACAGCACTAACAACACAGGTCTTTGCAATTGCAGAAGCAATTGAAGAAGTCGAAAAAGCAGTGCGTAGCACTGGTTTCAGCGCACCTGCAGCAACACCTATGGACCCAGCAGTTGGCTATCTAGCACAGTCAATGGGCGGCACAGTTGTTGCTGAATCATTTGCACCAGCAGCAGCACCAGCAGGTGGCGGACAGCGCATGTGTCCTCATGGAACTATGACACGTATCCATGGCATGACTGGAAAGTTTGGTCCTTACAAGGGTCACTTCTGTCCAGCAAAGCAAGGCGACCCAAGCAAGTGTGCAACACAATATGTTAAGGCTAACTCACCAGAGTTCGCTTCATTCGTAGCAGACCAAACAAAGGCATAAATGAAAACACTACGCCGTAGCGTAGGCAAGGCAGAGGTAGGTGGCGAACCATTGCCACCACCTTTCCAAGCCTTCGCAAGAGAAGGAATTATCTTACGGCGTGCAGAAGTAACAGTAATTGCAGGCACTCCTGGTGCAGGCAAGTCAAGTATTGCATTGCATATTGCAGCAAGATTAAAACAACCAACACTATATTTCTCTGCAGATACCAATGCACATACTATGGCTATGAGATTGCTAGCACTCCGCGCACGCATTCCACAACAGCAAGCAGAACAAATGTTAAAGACGCAGCCAGATACAGCCGAGTCTATCTTGCGTGAGTATGGGAATATGTATTGGTCATTCGAACCAAGCCCTACTCTGCGTGACTTAGATGAAGAAGTATCTGCATTTGAAACTATTTGGGGTAGGTCTCCTACACTTATAGTTGTAGACAATCTTATGGATATTGCTATTGATGGACACGAAGAATTTGCAGGCATGCGACAAGTTATGAAAGAACTTAAGTACCTTGCAAGAGATACTAACGCAGCCGTACTAGTGTTACACCATACGCAGGAGGGTGCGCCTGGTTATCCATGTCAGCCACGCTCTGCGTTGCAAGGCAAGGTTGCACAGATTCCTGCTATGGTGCTAACTGTAGGTCAGATGATGCAGGGGCAGGACGCATACCTATGCGTAGCCCCTGTTAAGAATCGCTATGGTAAGGCAGATGCAACAGGTAATACTTATATCTCATTATCATTTGAGCCAGGCTCAATGTATCTTGAGGATGTAGTAAGAGACTATAGACAGGTAGAGATGACCGTATGAGTACAGGCGCAGCAAAAGCAAGAGCAGCAAAAGCAAAAGGTTCTGGAGCAGAACGCGATTGCGTTGTAGTCTTAAAAGAAGATGGTTATATATATGCAGATAGACGACTTGCTGGTGCTACGCTAGATAAAGGTGACATCTCAGGTATACCTGGAGTTACAATTGAAATCAAGAATCATGCCAAGATGAACTTGGCTGGATGGACAGAGGAATTGCTCACGGAAATGAGCAATGACGGGGCGTGGACAGGCGTGGTGTGGCACAAGCGAAAAGGGAAGCGGAGCCCTAGAGATTGGTACTGCACCATGCCTGGACATGTGTGGTTAGACCTACTAAAGAGAGCCATAAACAATGGAGAAACCAAGCATTGAAGAATACCTGCGCTATATAGGCGCAGATACACCAGCAATAGGTGCTGGTTGGCGTAAGATGAAGTGCTGCTTTCATCTTGATAGTCACGCATCAGCAGCAGTAAACTATGATAAGAACGCTTTTATCTGCCACGGTTGTGGTGTCAAGGGCGATGTCTATTCTTTAATCATGTACAAAGAGGGAGTCAATTTCCGTGAGGCTAAACAATTCGCAGAGACAGTTCTTGCTACAGGCAACACAGAGATACGCAGCAGCGATAGAAAGCGCGAGCGAGTATCTGTCAAGCCGTCATCTCTCGGTAGACGAGGCAAAAGTCTTTCACTTGGGAGTGGTAGAAGACCCGCTTCCAGGGCATGAGCCATACAAAGGCAGGCTTGCTATCCCATACATTACGCCATCAGGCGTGGTAGATATTAGATTCCGTGATTTAACTGGCACACATGATGCTAAGTACATGGGATTAGTTGGTGCTGAAACTACTATGTTCAACACACAAGCAGTCTTTGCTGCCGATAGTTACATATGCGTAACCGAAGGTGAGTTCGATTGCATTATGATGGGTACTAAAACACAGCACCCAACAGTTGGTATTCCAGGGGCTAACAACTGGAAGAAACACTACTCTAAAATACTAGATGATTTTGAAACAGTCATTGTACTAGCCGACGGCGATGCCCCAGGCTTAGAGTTTGGCAAGAAGATTAGCCGTGAACTAGGCAATGTAAACATCATCAGCATGCCAGATGGCGAGGACGTAAACTCTATGATGATAAAGAAAGGGAGTGAGTGGATTGACGAACGAATCCGAGAATGCATTGCCAATGGATGATAGTTTCTGGGAGCATGCAGACCATTTAGATTTTGATATGATTATACAATTATCAGATACCAAGCACCTCAATATCCTGCATGCCTTGCATGATGTGTATCTAGCCATAGACGAAGACCCAGATGATGCTAAGTTTCTTATCACTGGTCTTGCAGCCTTGATGCTATCCTCTAAGTATGGCAAGACAGACGAAGTATTCAACGAGATTGTAGTGCAGGTAGCCAAGAAAGATATGGACATAGAACTAAGGGAGTTACTCAATGAAGGACAGTAGACATGCAGATGGAATCACAAAAGAACTACTAGGTATTCTTCTTAAGAAGCATGAGGACTACGGTCCAATGAATATTGCAGGCGCACCTGGCGGTCCTATGAACGGACTGCGCGTCCGTATGTATGACAAACTGGCTAGACTAAACAACCTAGTAGATAGCGGCGACACGCCGAACTATGAATCCATTGAAGATACACTAATTGACCTAGCAAACTATGCCATAATTGGTCTACTTGTTCAGCGCAATCAGTGGGCTGGCATTCCAAATGGAGACCAACATGAAGCGAGTCGTCGTCCTCAGTGACTTACAGATTCCATATCAAGATGATAAAGCAGTAAATGCTGTTATAGATTTTATCGCTGATTACCAACCAGATGAACTCTGGTGTGTAGGTGATGAACTAGATGCACCAGAACCATCGCGTTGGAATCGCGGTATGGCTGGCGAATATGCAGGCACACTACAGCAAGGCATAGATACAACTAAAGAAATCATTAGTGACTTTAAGAAAGCACTAGGAAAGAAACCATTTTATATTCAGCGGTCTAACCATACGGACCGCATTGACACTTACATTCGTAAGTATGCCCCAGCGTTCAGCAGTCTCAAGTCTTTAGAGATTGAAGAACTACTGGGGTATAATTCTTTGGGCGTAACTTACTTGCACAAGATGCATGAGTTACTACCTGGTTGGGTAATGGCACACGGTGATGAAGGCAAGTTGTCACAGACACCTGGAAGTACAGCACTGTCATTAGCCAAGCGTCTAGGTAAGTCAGTAGTCTGCGGACACACGCATCGCGTGGGCTTGCAACATGAAACAGCAGGCTTCTATGGCAAGACACATACACTCTTTGGTCTCGAAGTGGGGCATATGATGGACATCAAGCAGGCGGATTACCTATCTGCAGGCACTGCCAATTGGCAGCAGGGCATTGGTATCCTAGTAGAGGACAACAAGAAAGTTGTACCATTTGCTGTACCAATCATTGGTGGCGAGGTACGCCTACCATAATGAATTACATTTCAGAATATAATGAGTTAGTTCAGACGCTTGCATCTGAGTATGTTCGTAGATATAGCATGCTTGAACGAGATGACATTGCACAGGAACTATGGGTATGGTTTGTCGGACATCCACGTAAGTATAAAGAATGGTCAGACCTCGAGCAGAAAGATAGGGACAAGTTAATTGCGAAATCGTTACGTAATGCGGCTCTTAAATATTGTGAGAAAGAGAAAGCCAGAAAGTCTGGTTACGATTCCTCTGACCTCTACTACTATGATGCATCAGTTGTTGAAGCGTTCTTACCATCAATCATTGCAGGAACATATTCAATCCCTGTCAGTATCCAAGACCTCAATGCTAAGTTCGGAAGCGGCAACGTATCGGATGGCAACAACTGGCTCGCTCTACGGAGCGACATTGCTAGAGCATTTGAGAAACTATCAGATGCCAAGCAAAACATTCTTCGTCTACGATTTAGTATAGATTCCCCAGATTGGTCACTGCTAGCCAAAGACATGGACAGCACACCAGATGGTGCACGTATGAAGGTACAGCGTGCAATGAATTCATTAGTTAAAAACCTTGGTGGATGGAGACCATATCATGACGAAGACACTACTCAATCAGAGTCACAAGAAGAAAACGGAAGCGACGATGATTAGTACCTATCTTGAATGGTTGACTCAGCATGAGTTTGAAGCAGATGAATGACCTACGTGGCGAACCAACGTTCGCTTGCATATGTGGTTGTCTCATGTTTGAAGTTACTGTAATGTGGGACCAAGAGACAAGGGAAGTATCATGGTATGACCTTGCTCAGAAGTGTAAGGAATGTGGCACAATAACAACTGCGCCTACACCGATTGATTGGATGGATTGCGACTAATGCCATTATACGATTTCAAATGCAATACTTGTAGTGAGGTTATAGAAACAAATGAAAACATTCCACCGATTTGTTCTACTTGCAGTGGGACTATGCAGCGCATATGGTCTGCTCCAGGGATTAAGTTTAATGCACCAGGCTTCTACTCAACAGGAGGATGATGAACCTATCGGATGAGTTAATGTGGACAGACCAAGCAAACTGCGCTGGTCTAGATACAAATGATTTCTTTGTCGAAGATGGTAGCAAGAGATACGACAATGAACCAATACTTGCTCGCATATGTAAGGGTTGTGACGTAAAGACAGAGTGTCTTAACTACGCACTACATAATAACGTGACAGGTTTCTGGGGTGGTACAACAGAAAAGACTAGACGTGCATTGCGTCAGAAGTACGGCATCATTGCAAAAGGTTTAGCCTTCGAGGGGCTATACAAATAAAAAAAGACCCCCGCCTGGTAGGTTAAATTACCAGAGCGGGGGCTTTAATTTATTAGTATTACTTAGTGCGTCCAAATTCAGGTGCTGACTTGTCAAGTGCCTTCATGATAGGACCTACAAGACCTGCAACAAACGCAGTAGCCAAGACCTTTGGGTCATGCTGACCCGCAGTGTATAGAGCAACTACTGATGCAGCAGCAGCACGTAGGTATGACAATCCGATTTGCTTTGCTTTTTCTTTGTCGAACATTTGTTCTCCTTATGATTTGAATACAGGCTTGCCAAAGCCTACGATATAAACTGGCAGTGACTTCTTTAGTGCAGGTCCATTTTTGACCTTATATGCACGCTTCTTCAAACAGACTTGACCACCATTGCGCTGGTCTCCCTTTTTATCTGGGCTAGTATTGCCTTCGATACAGGTTACAGTTCCGTCTCCGTTGTCCTTAGCCACGATTCCAACGTGACTAATGCGGTCAATACCATCGTTGGGAAAATCAAAGAAAACAATATCGCCAGGTAATGGAGTCGCTTCATCTACTTTCTCCCATTGTCCTTTCTTAATGAACGCTTGGGCTCCAGCAAGTGTGCTAACGCAATTAGGAACTTTAAGCCCAACTTCGTTCGCGCACCACATGACAAACGAACCACACCACGGTAGAAAGTTTGCCTTAGTGAATGCACCATATTTAGTTTCATTATCTTTTGGTCCCTCGATTACGCCGATTTCTGCTCGGGCTGTTATTACAAATTGATTGCGCTGTCCCATTATTCACTCGCCTTCTTGTCTACTTTTGCAAATGCTGCGTTGATTTCATCTGAATCTAACTTGCCATCTGCAAGGAAAAATCTTGCTAGTGCTTCTAGTACTCGAGCAGCGCCTAGAGCGCCTGCGAGTACGGCTGCCTGCCATACTTCAATACCTACCAATGAGCCAGCACCGATAACTCCTAGTGCTTCGGCTGCAATGACTGCAAGTATTCGCATCATTACATTTTTAAATGTATCCATTATTCATCGTCCTTTAGGTTGCGTAGATTAAGTGTGACTGTCCAGATGATTAGACAAATCACAATTGCATAGCCAACAACTGTCTTGGCTGACCCCTCAAGGACTACCCAAGCAACGAACATTCCAAGGAGTGTCCATAGTTGATTGGCAATATCTGATAGTAGTTTTTTCATTATGGCTTTCTCCTATATGCTGCAGTCGCAGCAGCGCCTGCTGCTGCCTGTGTTGCTATACCACCTGCGATAATTGCAGATACAACTACGTCCTGTGCTTTCTCACGTACTTCTGGTGGAAGGTCCGCCCCTACATTTCCGATGGCTGCGAGTGCAGCACCAGGGTCTGTAAATAATTCTTGCAGCAATGCTGCTGGGTCTTGCAATAAAGCCACAGCAATTGCGACTTCTGCTGTGACAACTACACCATTATCTAGTTCTACGGGGGTAGATGGTGCTAGACTTTCTAGGTCAACGCTGTGAACACTAGGAGGTTCAGGTGCAGTATCAGGTACTGATGGTTGTAAAAGTTCTGGAGATGGCTCTGGCAAAGTCGGTTCAGTTGGTTCGCTCTGTTCCTCCTCAACTGGAGGAGCAGGCGGTTTTTCTTCATTTACAGGTGGAGAAGGTTCTTCGACAGGCTCTGGCGCTGGAGCAGGTGGCTCTTCAGCGGGGACAGGAGGGGCTTCAGGAGCCTCTGAAGGCGGTTCTGGAGCAGGTTCGGGCTCAGGCTCAGGCAATAGAGGCGGAGGCTCTTCAATTGCAGGAGGTGGGTCTGGAATCACAATTGGTTCTGGAACAACAACAGGCGCAGGAGCAGGGGCTGGCTGAGGCTGAGGCTCAGGTTGAGATACTGGCTGCGGAGCAGGTGCGGGAGTTGGTTCAGGTTCCACTACTGGAGTCTGACTTGGAGAAGGAGTAGGGGATGGTTCAGGATTTGGTTCTGGAGTTGGGGTCGGGCTGGGTGATTGGGTTAATTCTGGGGATGGTAACGGGAGTGGTGTCGTCGTTGTTTCTACTGAAGGACTCGGGGAATCAGTGGGTGTGGGAGAAGCCGAAGGACTCGGAGAAGCAAAAGTGGTAACAGTATCTTGCGGAGTAGGCGAAGGTATTGGTTCTGGTGTCAGAACTGGCGCTTCTTCTACTCTTGTGATGTTTGCTTGTTCCAACGAAACAACAGTTCCATCATTTAATCGTGCACCAGTGCGTGTCCAGTTGTACTCGCTGTAGTCTCTACCGCTTAAAACATAAGAGATTGCCACTGTTCCATCAGTATTGATTGCTGCAGTAATAACAATATTGGTAGTCTCAGGGTCGCTAGTCAAAAAGATGGGGCGAGCAGAAATATCTACCTGAAATCCGCCATCACTTGTACTGATAATCAAATGCTCATCATTACGCTGGTTAGGAAATATAACCCAGTCCATTGACTGAATAGAAATGCTAGGTGTTGCTGGATATGTCCAGTATGTACCATCTGGCTGACCAAATGTAATCACACTGTTAGTTGTTGCATATACCCTGTCGTACTGCACACCATCATAAGTGATGGCTGTGGTAATTGGTACCCGATAGGAAACATCGTCTCCACCACAAGTTTCTAATGTAGTTACAGTTGGTGTTTCACCTTGAGCCGTTGGCTCAATAGCAGCAGCAATAGTTGCAGCCTGTGCTGATGTAACGCAAGCAGATATTGCTGATTGAGGCAAAGCAAATAGAGATGTTCCAAATACAATTAAAAATACAGCGTACTTACTTGCCTTTACCCTCAGAGAGTAGGAGGTAAATCTGGTCAACGCGTTGTTCAACTCGGTCCAATCGTTCGGTGTTGATATTAACTGCGTCCCTCATGCTGCTCCCTGAATTTGGTTTCAGTTCGCTTAAGTAATGCTGAACTAACCAGCGAATTGCTGCGGTAAATCCAGCAATCAAGGTCATTATGGCTACGGCAAAGCCAGCCCACTCTGTTGCTGTCACTATACCGTCCTCACCACAATTGTAATAATTCCACCATAACCACTAAACTTATCTGGCGGTGTACTTCTCTTCAAAGATATTGCTTCAATCTGTACTTGGCGTAGTTCTTGTGTGTTTAAATCCTGCCATAATACAACGTCTCCGCTCTCTTCAATTGTTTCCAACTGTAAGATGCGCTCATGCGCTCTGCCTTTATAGCCAGTAGTCACACCATTGCGGTCTGTCTCTGTATCAAAGCAGTAGACAGGGAACTGAATCAAACGCTGACGAGGCGTAGCAATAGTAGCCTTAGCCTGATAGCCCTTGAATATAGGACCAAGTGAAGTTGTAGTTGCATCACGTGTAAACAGAAACTTATAGGCAATATATTCACGGGCTACTGATGGCTGGTTAGTACCTACTTCAACAGATGGAACCTGGGAGTCATATGTAATGTGGTCATACTCTGTACCGTTTATATCAACAGTAATTAGCCCTAGTGAGCCATAGTTAAAGTCACCGCGCCCAATAAGGCGCTTAAAGTTCTTAGGCTCTAGCGTTCCGTAACGAATATTGCCAGTTTTAATATAACCATTTTCTTCCAACTCGCTCATTGCTTCAATGCAGGCAGTACCTGCAGCAAATACTGTACCGACAGGAGAGACTGCAGTAGATGCAATGTCAGTGTTAGTGACCGCATATGAGAATGTTGTCTCAGTTACTGCTGTAATAATCTTATGGCTACCAACTGGGAAGTTGGCTGTTGAGTCAAACGGTGAACCGACTCCGCTGATGTACACAGCCTGACCTACCATATATCCGTGGGCTGTTGAGGTAGTAAGTGTTGCCACATTGCTAGTCAGTTGCTTGTTAGTAATGCTCTTTGTTACACGACCAACTGCTGAGCAGTTTGAGAAGAAAATCTCATCAGTCTCACCGAGGAACGCAACTGATACTGTTTGTCCACCATCAATTGGTGTAGCAATCTGCAAGTCGTTTGCATAAGCAAAACGTAGTGTGCTAATTTCATTATCTAAATCAATACGAATAAGACCTTGCTTGCCAGTAGTTGTGCCAGAGGCACACCATATGTAGTTCTGTCGTGAGGCAAAGCCAAATACTGGCTGGTGTGTTTCTACGATAAGTGGACCATAGATTACGGAGCCATCGCTTTCTGAGATGCTTGCTGCACGCACACCCTTAAGTGTGCCAATCATGAGATGACCCAGGTAATAGCGAAGAGCGTAGATACGCTCGCCATCTGGGAGTTCTGCAGTTGTAATAGCAGATGTCAAAGTAGGCATAGTTCCATTGGTATTTAATACGAACTTAACGATGCTTGATAAGATACCGTTCCAACCCGCTACGTAGATAGCAGAACCGCTAGATGCGCAAGATGACCAGATGTGACCAGTGTTTGGATGCTCATATACTGGAGAACCCATCGCTGAGGTGGATGTTGACCACTCATAAATCTTGTTATTGACTGTGCCAATAAGACGTTCTTTAGTGTAAGTAAGCGTAGCATTTGTAACAAATTGTGAGTTGCTCACCATTAGAGTTGATGCGTCACCAAGTGCTGCATTAAGAGACTTCTTGTATAGGTGAAACTTAGGTGTTGCATCTTCATTGACAATATAGTAAACAAATTCACCATCATTTGTCATTGCATAGATTTTGTCCTGTGTGCCAGTTAAACCCACAAGTGGCTGGACAGCCCCAGTATTAGTAATGCGGACAATGTTGAAATCGCCACCATCTAGTACGCCTTGGTACTGAGTTCCAGATACTGTCCACTTGATAGAAGAAGTGTGGTGGGTTGAGCGTCCATTAGACTGCAAACCTGCTGCTGGGTAGCCAATAATGTTAGTCTTCTTAAGAAGTTTAGCCTCACCCTTGGTCCATACATCTATTGATTCTGACTCAGCAAAGCGGTAGTGTCCTGCTTCATCATTGGTAGCAGGGTCGAAGAAGTTAATACCAGCACCAGAGTGGAAAGACATCTGGCTACGTAGCCACCAACCAGTGAGCGATTGCTCACCAGGTTCAGTGCCATTATCAAACTGGTCTTTACGAAACGGAGCAGTCTGACGTGTAGCCTCATCTTTATCTGAGATTGCAGATATAAACGGCATACCACCAATGGCTGTATCGTAAGAAATATTAGTATTCTGCCAGACAGCATCTGTAGAAACAATACCAATGTCAGCAGTACCACGGGCAATAGGTAGTCCATCGCCTGCTAACGCCCAGACATTA